AAAATGGCGTTGCATACTCAACTTAGCGCCAGGATTAACAGTTAATTCTTTAACTTTCATTCCAGGAACTTCGTGTAGCACACGATAGTAACCCCATTGACGTTCAGTTTTGGGTGCTTTCCATTCTTGCAGGATCCAACTTGAGCTATTGGCTTTGTTTTCACCACCAACACCAAATTTAAAAATGATGTCTTTAACAGCCATTTCTGGAATGTTAATCGCAGTACGATCACCACCATTGGCAAATATAATTGGATGATCAGGGTATTTTGCCTTGACTTGTTCTAACAAATCACAAGCACTACCGTCGTCATCGTTGAATGCCATAACTTCATCAACTGCTTTAAAATTTCCAATGATGGCCGCACGTTCGTTCCAGGGCATGAATGCCGCACCCTTTTTACGAATCAACCAGGCATCACTATTCACACCCACTATCAAATAGTTACCAAGTGTTCGTGCAGAGTTGCACATGAGCACATGACCACTGTGTGCTGGGTCAAACCCACCACTTACCACTACTATATTTTTAGAGGCTTGCATCTTCCATCCCCGCTACACGTAATTTTACAATGTTGGTTATTTGCCATTGCTTTTGATCCAATGCTTTAGTAATACCCAACCATTTATTTCTCATCAAAGCAAACTCGTTAATAATCTTTTCCATATCAACTACGTCTGCTTCGCCTTCAACAAATCTATCACAATCTCGACTACTTAAATCTCGATTGTAATGCTCTAGATATTTTCTAAAAAATTGGCTTTTTAAACGTCGAAGTTCAATGTTAAGGTATTCTAATATTGCCTCAATCTCTTGTAATTGACCAAATCTATGTTCAACTACACCGGGCATTGCGGCCGCGGCTCGTTCAACATTACCAGTGATGCGGCACTCTGATCTGGCTTCTTGTAACTCAGCCTCAAAGTATAATACCGCATCTGGTATGTTAGAAATATCCTTGGCAATATCAGTATACCAACCCATCAAAAGTCCAATTCTTTGAAATCATCGTCTTCTGGTTCGTCTTCGTCCATATAATAATCAATTGCTTGATCAAGTGTACTGTCAATGCCAGTAGCACCTTGTAATATACGATCGCTAACGCCATAGTCCGCTAACAAATCAACATAACGTTCTGCCGCCGCATCCAATTGCTTTTTATCAATATAGTCTGCAAACAACAACCAGATATCACCAATTTGAGTTTCATTCAACATTTTCTACAGTTTCCTCTTGAGATTGAGCGACCACATGGTGTGGATTCTTCACAAAGTCTTCCATGACTTTGTCTAATGAACTGTCTTCATTCCGTTCCCATGCCTTGCGGAACTGTTTAATGATAGTGCCATCACCCAAAGTGTATTTAAGACTATTACCATCTTTTTGCAACAAATTTTTACCTTCAAGCATGTCTACTATGCCTGAGTAGGGATTCATACCAGTCTCATATGGTATTTTAATTTGCACTGATTCAAATGGTTTAGCGTAGCGTGTCTTCATGATCTTACAAGCGGCTCGAATGCCCTGTACCGTGGATGTTTTTCCACCGTCTTCATCTTCCTTGAGCTTGAGTTTTTTCATAGCAACAACAATGCTTGATGCATAGACAAATCCCTGTCCACCTGAAATCTTGTCATCTGGATCAAACATATCTTGGCTTGCGTATGTGTGATTTGTACAAACCATACCTACGTTATAACTACCAAACATGTTTACACAGTTACGAACAAGACTTGTAAGTGCTTTAGGCTTACGTCCCATGTCTCCCTTCATGTCACCAGCTTCAAACTGGTTAATGTCAGTAGGGGTAAGCAACATACCCAATGAGTCTATGACAAATAAGACTTTAGGACGTTCTGTCATTACTTTATACTCTTTCATGAACTCGCTGATGGTCTTAGCAACATCATCAATCATAGCCATGTTAAGTTTAAGCAATTTGTCTTCGCTAGTGTCTACACCCAGGGCGTGTAGCCATTTCTCATCAAGAGCATTTTCACTATCAATCAAGATAACATAAATGCCTTGCTCTTGTGCATTGCGCACTAGATTTCCTGAACAGATAAAACTTTTACCTGCACCGGACTCACCTGCAAATACAGTAACTTTGCCTAGTGGAACACCTTTATGAAAGTCTCCACTGATCAAATAGTTTAATGTATAGTTGCCTGTGCTAACCCAATCCGTAGGATCGTTAAATCCCACACCTAGACCTTCAATACTTTTGGTCAAGGTTTTTCTAAATTTACTTAAATCAAAGGCCTTTGTAGCCATATATTTCTCCTAATAAGATAACCCGGGCGTACAACCAAGTTGCAGAGGCCCTGGCCGTGTTTTTTATTGCTTTTGACGATTACGAATCATTGCCAAGATGTCTTGGGCACGACTATCGCCACCAGCGGCTTCAGCTTTTGGTGCTGGAGCAGGAGTAGCAGTTGCTACAGGAGCCTCATCTGGATCGATGTTGTCTACTGGCGCACTTACCTTGGCAGGTGTTGCTTTATTAGGATCACCAGTGTTCTGGCTCATGCCAGCTGGTTTGAAATATTGACCCCAACGTTCCATGTCATATGGTTCACCGTCAACTGATGCTTCAAACATTTCCTTCATAACTTTCAATTCCACTTCGCCTGGTTTCTTAGGCAAGAAGTCTGTTAAGTTATACAGGTTATACTGTTTGATAGATGCTTGTTCTGCATCACTCAATGGGCGTGTTTTACGACTCCATGTTGATGTACCATAGTCAGCATAACCACCTTTGGAGGTTTTCTTCATACGGAAGTCTAGACCATGCACATAGTCAGTTGGCAAATCTTCCATGTCTGGATCAGTCAATGCATTCTTGATCAGTTGGAAAATCTGTGGTCCAATAATGAAACGACGGATTGGATTTTCTGGAGTATCTTTCTCTGCAAGACCATCGTCAGTTACAAAGCCCTGGAAGATGTAACTACGTTTCTTCCAATACTTTTTACCCATATCTTCTAGAGTTGGATCCTTGAACCAAGGACGTACTTCTGCCAAGATTGGGCATGTGTCACCATACATTTCCATGCATGGTACTTGTACTGTGATGTTTTTGCTTTCTGATTCACCTTTGATTCCGGCGAATGGCAATTTGATCATTGCACGTTCTACCCAGAAAAAAGTGTTGTCGGTGTTACCATCTGGTAAAAATCTAAGTGTAGATTCTGCACCTTCTTTGAGATTCCAGAACGGGTAAATTGAATTGTCCCCGCTGAATTTGTTTTCTGAACCACGTTGTTCAGTTGATTTAAGTTTTGCTCTAATTTCAGCCAAAGTTGCCATAATATTCTCCTATTGTTAGCCTTTGTATTGCTTTTTTGCCTATATTTGTTTTACAACCTAGTAAAACAAAAAGTGCATACATGTTATTGTACGCACTTTTATTTATGTTTTCAACAGAAATTTTAATTATTTCTGACTTTTTAGTTCATTTATCGTAGTCCAGCAATCCTGCGCATTTCAGCAATGGATTCTTCAAAGCTACCCCCGTTTGGATTTGGAGGAGGTGAGGGGGTATTTGGTGATGATCGTACTGGTTGGGCCATACCTTGGGCATCAGTAGGCTTTTGATCTGGTTGTGGTGTTTTTGTTGGTTGTGGGGCTTTTAATTTTGTTTCGATAGCAACAATTTGTCTGGAAATATCATCAAGTGATTCTTTAGCTTGAGCGATAGCTTGTTGTAATTGTTGAAATTCAGGACTCTGTGCGAACGGCACATCTGGTTTTGGTTGCGTCTGTGTTATTTGTATTGGCATGTTATTTCCCCGCTAATTTAATAATTCGTTCTAAACTTTCGTTTATGGATTCTTCGTAATCATCTGGTTCACTATTGCGTCTATGATAATCACGGGCTGTGCTATGCATACGATCAGAATTGCTGTCTGCAATACGATCTACAATGTCAGAATAATCAATATCGTTTGTGATGTCTTCACCAGTGTCCAAATCTACTACACGGGTAATTTCGATTTCTGGAAACTCCTCAGGGTCGCCACCGTTGTAACCCCAAGTTGATGGCATATAATCACCAGAAATTTCATAGTCAACACCAACATCAATTTCTTCTGGTTCATCATCGTCATCACCAGGCGCATTGGGATCAAAATATGGATTAGCAATTGTCAATTCTGTATCAAAACTGCCATGTTGTGCTTTATGTTTTTTATGTAATTCACTTTGCTGTTTGTAATGAGCCGCTGTTGCCGCACTGTGCGCCTTACCTTGTTCACTAGCACGCCAGTCCATGTAGTCTTGATTCAATGCTGGTTGAACACCTTTTGGATTCCAAATATTTTCCGGTTCGCCAAATTCTTTTGGATTAGGGCCTGCCGCATATTGAAAACGTTTGCGTTTTGGTTTGTCTTTTTCAGTATGATGTGTAAACGAACCAGGTTGGTCATTCTCTAACAGTTTAGTTCTGAGAGAAATGATGCGATTGGTTAGATCTAATTCTGTAATTTTTTTCATATTAACCCCTGGATAACTGTATTATTCTGGCCAACGCATGCTCTTCTTGAACTGATGTTCTATAATTTACACCATTGGGATCTTGATCTGCTTTTGCTTGAATTGCTTTAATCCTAGGATCTGATACACCTAAATGATTACCCGAAACTGATTTTTGAAAGTTTTCTTGTTTTGGTGTTAGGCTACGGAATTGTGCAGTGCCATCCGGATTTACTGGTCCGCCGTGCATGCTATCGCGTTCTTCACCTTTACTATTATACCATTTTCCATCTTTTTGCACTAAAGGTTCTTTAGTTTGGTAATCAAGGTGTTGTATTGGTGCATTTGATACTTCAGGTTGTGTTACTACCTTATCATTTACTTTTAAAATTGTATTATTTGGTCCAATGAGTATACGAGTACCATCTGATTTTATAACTAAAATATTCCCATCATCATCAGCAGTTGCAGTAAGTTTTCCAATTGGTTGTTGAGTTACTTCTGGTCCTTGTGACGTAATATTTTGTGGTTCGTTAGTCTTGACTGGAGTTGAACTAGCCGCGGCGGCATTTAAATCTTTAACTTCCTGACCCATGTCTGAAGTAGTTGCTGTGGGTGCAGGATGTGCGGCAGACAATTTGTCCAGTGTATCGCCTGGTTTTACAGTAATAGTCTGTCCGTCAGCCATTTTAAATTGCTGGCCAGGATAAATTTTGTTTACATCTTTAATAAGATCAGGATTAAGTTTTTGTACTTCCTGTGAACCTGTACTGCCTTTGTATGCTGATGGTGCAGGTGTTTCTTGTTCCAATAAAGATCTTAATCTATCTGCACTGCTTATTAATTGATTTTCATTTATTCGTTTCATAGTACTCTCTTTTGTCTGTTGTGCTGGTTTATCATCGCCCCATGTATCTGGGTCTAACAAAGCACCAGGTACGGCACTTCCCAAAACCCCAGCAGTGCCTCCGACAACTGCGCCACCCTTTCTGGCAATTGTTCTACCCGTATTACCACCCAATGTTTTTCTAGCAACTTTCATTGCTGTTTTTCCACCTTGATACGCACCCTTGGCCGCCGCCCCACCCCAACCAAATACGCCACCAGCAACATCACCAAGTGATGGATCGTATTCACCACCAATTATTGGTACGCTGTTGGGTATTGATACATGAGTTGATAGTGCGCCTGGTGATTTAGCATACTCTTTACTTGCTGATGTAAATTTTTTATATTCGTCTGCATATGGAGTACCGTTGGCCCAGGAATTAACGTATGCCGCGGCGGCATCTGCTAGATCAAATGTTACACCATTTGCAGTATCGTTAACAAATTGATTAAGATGATCGGACCAATCTAATTTGGCTTTGCCCTGGCGAATCATTTCAGCATTGTGTTTAATTTTATCAACAGTAACATCTTTATTAGTTGGACTGCTAAAATTATACACAACAACGCCAGGCTGTGTGGCAGTTATTTCAAGTATAGTCTGTTTGGTTATTAAGTCACGTATACGCATTACAACTCCTTAACGCATCTTTCCAAGAAGTTGCTTCATGATATCCAAACTAGAATTGTGTGTAATTGGTTCAACTTTTTTAATTACAACGGCCGTTGCGTGTGGTTGTGCATTAGACAAGTGTTTAATTTGTCCAAGCTCATCATGTAATGGGTCAATACTATTAACCCATTCTACAAAATCATGTGCTTCTTGTGTTTTAGGTTCACCGCTGTCAAAGTGATCAGGATGTTCTTTGGCTACTTTGGTAATAACGCCTGTGGGACCACGTGTAAAATTCTCTTTTTCACGATTTAAAAATCCTTTGGCAAACTCTTTCATACTCTCCAATGCATCGCCTTGACTGTCAAATCCAACGTCAGCTAATGACATTCCACTTTCTAATATAGCGTCTTGTAGAGTCATTGCTCTATGTCCAAAGTCAATAACAGTTTCTAGTGTGGCACCATATTCTTTTGCACGAATAAGTTTTGCTTTTAATTTAACTAATGATGCATTTTCAGCAACTGGCTGTGGTGCAGGTGGTTGTTGCTCACCTGGAACTGCCTCTGCACCCGTTGGCTGTGGTTGTGCGGGCGGTTGTGATGCATCAGTTGGTGGTTGTGGCTGAGCACTTGCAGTTGCATCAGGTGCAGGAGCGGCTGGTGCAACTTCTGGTGCTGGTGATTCTTGTCCATTGCCACCATCAAATTTTAATTCTGGATCATTTACCAATGCCTTTGCAATGTCATTTGCATGTGGAGCAAAGGGTTCAGTTACATCGTCGTTGGCTAAATCTTTAAGATATAACTGAATAGCACTACGTGAGTCACTTCCTGGATCTAATTCTTTAAGACGTTTTTGCAGACCCTGGGTATCAATTATACCAGTTAAGTCTTGAATAGCTGATTGCCCTGCGGCTCCAGCTGGCAACGCATTTGCAATCTTCTCTTTAAATTTTGCCAATGCAGGTCCATGTATTTCTGGACTTTGATTAAACAATGTATTACGTCCATTTTGTGCATCTTCGTCTTCATTGACCAATGCATCCATGAACGATTCAAACTGATCTTCT